CGGCACCAGCGGCGCCTCGGGGTAGAACCCGCCGAGTACGCGCTCGGTCGGCGCGTCGGACAAGTCAAAGTGATACGCCCCGGTCCCGTCGATGCCCCGGAGCGCCGAGAGCATGGCGCTCGTGATGGCTCGGATCTGACTAGCCACGCCCGGCCTCCTCGATCACGTCCCGCAGCATACCAGCTAGGTCGGCCCGTAGGGACTTGCGGATCTTCGCGATGGCCGGCGCGACGTACGGGCGAGCCGGGATGGTGACACGCTGCTTTAGCAGGAACAGCGGCTCGCCGGTCTGGCTAAAGATTAGCAGGTTGCCAGCCTTCGACCGGCGAACGTAGGTATTCGGCCAGAAGCGTGCCCCGGCCCGCGTCGCGCCTTGCGCCCGGTCTTGGGTCTTGGCGGCGTCCAACGGGATCGTCAGGTAGCGCGACCGCTTCGGGGTGATGGTTCCGCCGTGCTCGTGTATGCGCGCATACGGCACGTCGACGGTGAGCTCGATCTCGCTCTCCAGCGTCGAGAGCCCAAACTTCGCACGCGCGTTCGTGCGGTTGAACAGGCTGCCCGTGCGCCGGTGCAGCCCCGCCTTGCGCTGGTTGGCCTTGACTTCGCTCTCGAGCTCCACAGCCGCCGTCGTGATGATCTGCTTGGCTCGGCGCGGGAGCGTCGTCTCGAGGATGCGCGCGACGTTGCGCCGCCACTGCGCCGTCGTGACGGCCACGTCAGCCCCAGCCCGAGTCGTAGCGCCTATGACGCGCTAGCGCCTGCCACACGGCCTCTGGGATGGCCTCGTCACGGAAGGCGACGGTCTGCCCGGTCGCGCTCATGTTGGATGCGCCGGCCCTCGGCGTTGCAAGCCGGTAGTAGTGCGCGGCGAGCATCGCCACGGCGGCCTTGATGCCGGACGGGATCGTGGCGTAGCCGAGGGTGGCGGTGATCTTGATGTTCCGCGTGCCCGTGTACCAGGCGCCATGCACGGAGTCGTCTACCAGCCAGACCTCGGGTCCGTGGTCGTGGTGGATCTCGTAGTCGGCCGCGTCGACGAGGTCGTCGGCGTTGTACTCGCGCTCGGGGTCGTCGTAGATGGACGCGATGCTCTGGATCGGCCCGTAGGGGAGCCGCAACATCCGGGTGCCCGAACCGTCGAGGTAGAGCGTGACGGCCTGGTCCTCGAAGCCGAGGTCGGCGTCGGGGTTGGCCGGGTCGTACACGCCGCACTCACGCGCGAGGCGGTCCTCGGCACGAGCGATGAGGACGTCCAGCACGGAGTCGCGGGCCGTGCCCGTAAGCTCGGGCAGGTACACGCGCACGTCAGCCGGCGTGACAGCGGCCATCAGGCGAGCAGCACGGTACAGCGCGCGTCGATGGCCCGCTGGATGCTCGGGCGCTCGTCGACTTCGTACAGGGCGAGCAGCACGGCGTCATGTTCGCCGGCCTCGATCTCGGACACTAGCGTTCGCCAGTGCCGGTCAGCGAGGGTGAGCACGTCGACGGATGGGGCGTCCGTCGACGGCTCGGGGGGAAGCGCGGCCACCTCATCGGCGTCCGGCTCGGGGGTAGGGTCGGGCTCCACGGCGAAGAACGCCGGGAAGTCCCGTAGTAGCCGGTCGGCCAGCGCCTCCTCGACGTCGCGCACCTCGTCGCCGTGCCAGGGGTCGATGCCCGTGGTCTGGTAGGTCGGGGTATGCGGGAAGCCGAGGAAGCGCAGGCGCATGATTAGGACGCCCGGAACTTCTTGAAGGCGAACACGAACTGGCCCTCGGCCGCAGCACCGTTGCCGTCGTCGGCCTTGGCGACCTTCATCGCCTCGGTTCCGCCGGCAAACTCCAGATCGCCCGAGAGCGCGACCGCGACAGGCGTGCCCGCCGTGAACGCGCCGCCGTTGGAAGCGCCGGAGTTGGTCGTGCAGTTGCCGATGCTGTTGGACCCGCCGGCGTCGTAAAGGCGCAGGATGGTCCAGTCCGACCCGTTGGCCGCCGTCGTGGTGTAGGGCACGAAGTAGGCCGCGTCCAGCTTCCACACGCCGGGGAAAGGCACGGCGACGTACCAATCCTCGGCGGCAGCAGCAGCCTCGGCAACCTCGAGCGTAAGCGTGCAGTAGTCCATGAGGCGCTCCTAGCTGATGCTGTGGTTGTAGCTGAAGTGAACGTTCTTCTTGCTCGATGCAGGGTCGGGCGTGTCGAAGGTCTTGCGCGCGGTCACAATGTAGTGGTTCAGCCCGCGCGTGGCGTCGCGCTGGACCTCGACGACGGCCCCGCGACGGGCGCCGACGAAGAACCGGGACGTGTTCACAACGAGGACGCCGGTCTTGGTCTTGGTGCTGTCGTCGTAGATGCCGCTCGTGTTCAGCTCGTTGCTCATGAACTCCGAGATGATGACCGGCATACCGCCGACCGAAGCGATCTGGCCCGTGAGGACGGTCGCCTGGGGGCCGAACTTGTCGAGGGTGAGCGTCTCGGTAAAGTTGAGCATCTTCGCCAGGTAGTACTCGGGCGAGGTGACGCACACGACCGAGTCAAGGCCGAGCGGCGAGTCAAGGGTCGCACGCTGCGAGAGCAGGCCGGCGAACGTCTCGGCGCCCGAGCCGTCGGAGGTGTTGCTCACGTCGGCGGCGCGAGCCCGAAGGCCGACGAAGGCGCGACGGTGATCGGCGCTGGTGCCGAGGCCCGAGGAACCCCAGCGGGACCGAATGTCCCAGCCAGAGAGGCCGGTGTCCTGATGCGTGCCGGTGTCGCCGTTGATGACAGCATCCTCAAAGCCGTCGACCAATGCGGCGACCAGCTCGTCACGGAGGATCTCCTCGACCGCAACGATGCTGTCCTCGGAGGCGTCGTCGTCCACCTGGACCCGCACGGCCCAGCTGTTGGCGGTGATGGTCTTGGAGTCGGTCGTGAGGCTGGAGGCCGTGTACTGCGCCGGGTCGTCAATGACGCTCGCGCCCTTCAGGTAGGGGCGAAGGCCAACGGTCAGCTTCGGCATGATGACGGTCTTGTCCGACATCGGCATGACCCGGAACAGCGCCTCGACGCGGCGACCGGCGGTCACGTAGCGGTCGACCTCGGGGAGCGTGACGTCGGGGATCCACTCGGCGCCGATGTTGGAGCCGTCGCCGAAGATGCGCTGGAACCCGACCGGGGCGGCGCGGAGGTGCTGCGCGATGTCGTGGTCGCACTGCGGCGAGCGAGCGAATGACTCGGAGCCACGGGCGCCGGCGAAGAGGCGCACGAGGGAGCGGCGGGTGACGAGCTGCTGGAGGCGGCGCTGCCAGTCGCTGTACGTGGTCTGGTCGTCGAGGAGGCCCGTGCGGTAGACGCCGTCACGGCCCGTCTCGCCGGTCATGCGGACGGCCTTCTCGCCGCCTTGCTCGTACGTGTATCGCTCCACGATCTCGCGCTCGGAGGCGGTCTGGCTCTGCCCGGCCATCTTGGCCCGGTTGACCTCTTCGCTCATGGCGCGGACGCTGTCACGGACGGCCTGGACCGCCTGCTCCATCTGGCCGATGCGGCCGTCGTTGGCCTCGGCCGCGCGCCGGATCTCGGCGAGCGCCTGCTTGGCCTGCTCGGGGGTGTTGATCTCGCTCATGGCGTGATGCTCCTGTAGGGGTGAGGCCCGCTAGGCAGGCTGACTAGGTTGTACGTTGTCAATCGGCCAGCGTCAATGCTCGCCAAAAGTCGGCCGCCTCGACGGCCTCGCGCGCGTCGACGACGGCACGCTGGACCTCGGGGTCCGAGGTGAGCAGATCGAGCACCATCGCCCGTACTTCAGACGGGTCGGCGCCCTGCTCACGGACAGGCAGCCCGGCCCGCGCGAGAGCCATCGGATCGGCGCCGACCGGCACGGCGGAAAGCTCGAGGAGGGTCTGGCGCTCGAAGTAGAGACCCGAGGACCCGGCGGCGGGATGGTCCTCCGGCAGCCGCGATCGAGGCGTAGCCTGTAGCGGCATCCAGCCAACGGACACCGCGTGGAGGAAGCCCTCGCGGTACTGACGAGCGACGGTAGCGCCCATCTCGGAGCCCTCGTCCCACTCGACGTCAATCTCCAGCCCGTCGGGTCCGACCTCGGCGCGAATGGCCCGGCCGATCGGCGGCAGGCTTCCGTCGTGAGCCCACAGGATCACCGGGTTGCGCCGGTAGTCCTCGAGGTCCCAGCCCGACTGCTTGACGACGTGCCCGTCTCGGGCCTCGCCGCCCGTCGAGGCGAGAAACGACGTCACGCTGCGGCCGTCCTCGGCCCGCGTGGTGCTAGCGGTGATGATGCGGCGATGCATGGCGCCTCCTAGCGATGAGCGTACCCCGTGGCCCGGCAAGTGTCACCGTTCAACCGTGAGCAGTACGCCGCAGCGACAGTTGACGACGTTCGCCGCCCCTAATGACGGGTCGCCGGGCTGTAGTCCCGTGGTGCCGTCGTCGAGCCGGAACTCCTCGTCAACGCCGACCGTCTGGCCGTTGGCCGCGACGTGCGTCTCGCGCGTGACCGCGTCGATCTATGCCGACCACGTGCGCCGAATGCGGAGGCCCTCACCGGCCGCCGCTCGCGCTGCGTCATGGGCGCCGACGTTCGTGAACCGCGTGCTCGCGGTCCTGGCGATGCGT